GAACTGGTTGCTGCAATGAAAGGTACAATATGGTATAATAACACTAACGCACAAATTGATTATTTTGATACTGCGTATTATATCGATATTAACGTTGGTAAATGGAACAAACCTTATGTTTGTACTGTAACACAAGAAATGGAGGCCGCATAATGTGGTATGTTGAACGAATAGTAAATTGGCAAACTCAAGAAAAAGAAATGTGGGTGGGATTGACACAGGAGCAATCTCGTTCATTACATTCTGAGTTATCTCAAGAACATTTTTCTGGCAATTCTACTGCAATGATTCGGTCTGGAAAAATGGATACTGGATAATGAACCGAATACAAGCAAAAATTTTACCATTGATGGATCAAATTCAATGGATGATGGAAAACAATGAGCATTTAAAGGAACCTGATAAGGTTTTTTCGCTTATGGATAGTGTTAGCATATATTTTGCACATATGAGCGACGAAGATCGTGATTATTTACATGCTGTTCAAGATGTGGTCGAGGAAGGCCGGATATGGAACAAAAATATTTAGCAGATTTATTAGAAATTCGTAGCAATTTCTTAAAATTCTATAGAAAAAGTGAAACGCCTGATATACATATAGATATGTCGTTTTTTAAATTGCATAATATGATAACAGAAATAGAAAAGGAGTTCGAAGATGGCAGAAGATCGAGTATCAATGAGAGTTGGTGAATTGTATTCTAGAGGATTAGAATATAATGAGGCCCAAGTTCAATTTTTGAGTGAGTTTTCTACACCAAACTCAGAAGAAAATCAAGAACTTTTTGATAAAGCATGGAGCAATTACGAACATATGCGCTTTTCCGCCTTACAATTTATGAAGGGTTAATCTTTTGAGTATTGAATATCAAGAAGATGGAATTTATAACGTTTCTGTAGATACTAATACAGGAACTGTTATTGTTGGAAATGAAAATTATATTGAAAACGATCCAAAACTGGCCAGATTATTTGAACTAGCATATATAATGGGCCGGGATCATAAAAAAAGACAAATTGCCAAAGCTTTAAGTGGATAAAAACTATTGACGAATCATATTTTATATGATAGATTATATTAAGTAAGAAACAAAACTCCACTTAGCTCAGCTGGATAGAGCAAGTGCCTTCTAAGCACTAGGTCAGAGGTTCGAATCCTCTAGTGGAGGCCAATTAGGAAAGGATGAAAATGAAAACGCTACCGACTAATGGAATGCCATTTGATATGCATCAAAAAATACAAGCGCAAATTTATGGACATCCTAATGTCTATCCAAATAGTGAGCATATTATGCCTCCTATGGAAAAGGAACGTATTCGTGTTGTTGAAGCATCTACACGTACTGATCTTAAACTGCAACAAACTCGACAAGTTGAAGAACGTATGAAAGAAATTCAATCGTTGAGAGAACAAGCAAAGGCAAGATATGATGCTTATGGAACTAGTGTTCCAGCTGCCTATACGGAAGGTGAATTTGTAGATATAGAAGTTTAATGCGGATGTCGTATAATGGTAATACCTTAGATTTCCAATCTAAAGCCGAGAGTTCGATTCTCTCCATCCGCTCCAAATAAAAAATCCAAACTCGACGGAGTAGGGATTGTAGTGCAAGGAAATGGGGGTAATACAGCCCCTAACTTGGCTCATAGTTGTAGTGACACTGGTAGACTCTGGAGACAGGGAGTGCTAGATTTCAAACCTAACTAGTTTGATGTGAGGCTTTTCAGATAGTTTGATAGAGGATGTATCATTCTGGAATTGTGGGTATTCCTAAATCCCACCTACACATTAATAAAGGTCAAGTGTTGTTACCTTGCAATGTCGCAGAAGACACACAAAAGGGTCACTGAACTTAATAAGTGCGCGTGGGATCATGGTTAATCCCACAACCAATAAAATGAGGATATATTATGCGTAGAGGAAGCAAACCTGAAGCAGAAGACTATATAAAGGTAAGGTTAGAGTTTCTTCACGAAGAAAAGAAAAAGAATGATAATCAAACTGCACATTTAGTTTTAGATAAAGCAATTTATGAATTAAATGTTGTTCTCGATCTTTTAACAAGAAACGGAGTTTAGCGCAGTCTGGTAGCGCATCTGCTTTGGGAGCAGAGGGTCAGAGGTTCGAATCCTCTAACTCCGACCAAAAACATTCCGGCGTAGCTCAGTGGTAGAGCAGTTGACTGTTAATCAATTGGTCGTAGGTTCGACCCCTACCGCCGGAGCCAAGAAAGAAAAAGATGTATAAACCTTTACCAGACTTTTTAACAATTCATAATTCTGATATTGAAGGACTAGGACTATTTGCATGTAAACCAATTGCAAAGGGTACTGAATTAGGTATGTCTCACTTTCATTGGGGGGAAGAACTAATACGAACCCCTATAGGCGCATTCTACAACCACTCTAGCGAACCTAACATAGAAAAGGTTAGAAGAGACAGTAGATACTTTATCGTGGCGACCAGAGACATTAGGTCGGGTGAAGAAATAACATGTGAATACACTTTTTATAATATGGAGTAAATAATGAGAAATCAAGTGACAGCAAATAAAGATACATGGAACACTGATAGTGACGGCAACATTCGTTTATCAACTACTAAAAATTTTAAAGAAATGGGAATTCAACAAGCAGACACTTTTGCTGCAATGGAAATTGATGGTAGTGTAGTACTGGTTAAAATTGAGATGACACTTAAATAGGCCCGTCTAGCTCAGTTGGTAGAGCAACTGATTTGTAATCAGTAGGTCGGGAGTTCAAGTCTCTCGACGGGCACCATTTAATATTGGAATTGTAATGACCGAAAAAGAAAAAAAATTAATTTTGCTTACTGACTATATTGAACAAAAAGTCAGAAAAGAAAAAGAATTGGAATATTACTTAAAACAACTTGACAAGTTGAAACAAAAAGTATATTATCTGAATCAAGAAATAAATCTTACTAATTTAATAATTGATATGGTTAACAACGAAAGTGTTGTTGATATTCGTGAACAGTTGTTGGACAAACAGCAACAAAATCTGTTAGGAAGAAAAAAAGATGACTCAGAAACCTAAACGAAAACGCAGAACTAAAGCAGAAATGGAAGCCGCTCGAGCAGCGACACCAAAGTTTCGTGATATCTTTGACCACTTAGAAGAAGACACGCCAAAAAAATCTCCAGTGAAGAATAAACGCAAGCGCAGAACAAAGGCACAGATTGAGGCCGATAAGAAAAAGGCGCTGGAACAGGAAGATGAAAAGTGGACTATTCCACAGAATAAAACTGTGTACTATGACCGCCCTCCTAAAACCAAGGGCCCAAAACCAGTTTTAAAAAAATATCCAAAACCAACACCTAAAGCAAAGTTTGATGATTCTTTGATTTATGAAAAATTAGAATTTCCTGGCGATATGATATATGCAAAGGCAAAAACCAAAGCAGAAAACTTTCATTTGATGTATTGGAATTCTATTGACAAAGACTGGAATATATTGTATAATGGACGTTACAATGATACACCCAAACATTGGAAACACTTTGAAAAAATTAGAGATGATGTTATAGAAAGTAAAAAGGAAACTAAAGATGTCGGAAAACGAAAACGAAGTAGTAGTGGACGAAGCAAAGCGAAGTCAACTAAAGGAAGATCTGTCAAAAAGAAAGTGCCTTGTAAAGTTTGAAAAGGCTGATGGAACTATTCGTGATATGATGTGTACTACAAATCCACGTATGATTCCATATCCTGATAATCCAACTGAGGCAGAAGGTGATATTCCAAAAGAAAAAGATGATAATCTTATTGTAGTTTGGGATTTAGAAAAAGAAGGATGGCGCTCATTTAGATTTGAACGTCTTCAAAGCTGGGCGAGAGGATTAGGTTAATGGCTGGTAAAAAATCAAGAGATCAATACGTTTCTAAAGGTGAACGTAGAAATGTTGCAAAGTCTGGATGTACTAAACGTGCAAAGGGTACTTTGGAACATGCACTAAGACAACGCCAAGCGTGGTCAGAAGGTAGGAATGTTGTTTTGACTATCGACAATCCAAACAAGAATGAAACTAATCGTAAAAAGATTAAAATTAATGCTCGTGAAGTCTGGGGTGATCCAAAGAAACAACGTTCATTTATGATGAAGGATGCCTGATGGTAACTTTCAATATCAAAAAACTTCATAAGAATACAGCCTCTCTGTTTGTTGCAGAGAGGCATTACTCTGCTGTGATGCCTAGATTGACTAAACACTATCTTGGGTTTTTTGATAAAGATGTATTAGTTGGTGTGCTGACATTAGGATGGGGAACAAATCCTATGGGAACAATTAAGAAAATGTTTCCAGAATTGACTACAAAAGATTATTTTGAAATTGGCAAAATGTGTATGGACGAATCTATGCCAAGAAATTCAGAGAGTCAGATGTTGTCTCAAACAGTAAAATGGATGAGAGATAATACTCCAGATATAAAATTTCTGTATACTTGGGCAGATGGTATTGTAGGCAAGCCTGGCTATGTCTATCAATCTGCCAATTTTTTACATGGGGGATTTATATGGAGCGATGTATATGTCACTGATAAGGGCGAAAAAGTTCATTTCAGAACTATACAAAGAAAAATGAAAAAGGAAATGGGCCGTGATGATTTGAAGTATGGGCCAAGGCCAAATGATGAAAAAATGGGCGAGTTGGGTTTTTCTAGAGTATGGGGAAAACAATTTAGGTATATCTATCCAATAACCAAAAAAGATAGAAAGTATATGAATAGAAATTCCACTTGTGAATGGGATATGAATTATCCCAAAGATGCCGATCTAGAATGGAAGATCAAACGCCCGGGCGAAACTAGTTATACTATTAGTTCTGAAATGCCTTTTATACATAGTAAGGATGTGGAACACAATAAAAACAATATCGCAAGATATAAAGCAGAAAATAGTTTAGATAATTATTTATAGGAGATGATAATGGATATTGAAGATACCTTTGAAGCAGATTTCGAGTTTTCTTATGTAGAAGGAGAAAATGGTAGAGAAGGAATGCGAGTGAGCATGTCAGTTGATGCTTCTGATATGATCATCGGCGATGTTTTAGAACGAGTTGAACAATTTTTAATTAGTTCTGGTTATGATTTTATTAAGAGAGGAACATTACGATTAGATAATCATAACGGTAAGACATTTTCAAGCGAAGATGTTGGTTGGTTTTCTGGAGAAACAAACTTATTTCCAGAAGATGTTGAGGGTGTAACATCTCTAAAAAAAGTTAGCCAAGAACAAAACGTTTTAAAGAGTGTTTTAGAAGAACTAAAACGGAAAGATAATATTGATATTGCAGAAAGAATGTCTGGTATAGATAGAACTGCAAAGGTAGTTGATCTTGGAAAATATCAAGAAAAGAAAGACGAAGAAGATATCCTATTTGCTGTATCTACAGAATACGAACATATAAGCCCCGGCGGGGAAACTCCAAATTGGAATGATTATGATGTTAGTGTTACTATTGAAGATATAAGTATGGATTTTGCAAAACATGAATTAGAAGTTGATGAAGATGATAATATTATAGAAACAGAAAAGGATTAGATATGGCATTTAAATTATCAAATAGATCAAAGGTTAAATTAGAAGGTGTCCATCCAGATATGGTCGCAGTCGTAGAGCGTGCTATCGAATTGACTTCGGTCGATTTCGGAGTCACATATGGTGTTCGGACGGTCGAAGAGCAAGAAAAATTAGTAGCATCTGGACGTTCTCAAACTATGAAGTCAAAACACCTTATTCAAGATAGTGGATATTCACATGCAGTTGATGTCGTAGCTTACGATGGATCAGATGTTGTGTGGGAAATTAATGTATACGATGATATCTGCGATGCATTCAAGCAGGCAGCAGAAGAAAAGGGCGTTGCAGTCAAGTGGGGAGCAGCATGGTCAGAAGGCGATATCCGTTCTTATGAGGGTACAGCAGAAGATGCAATGAATGCATATATTGATTTGCGCCGTTCTCAAAATCGCAGACCATTTATTGATGGCCCGCACTTCGAACTGATAGTGTGATAAAAATACCATGTGTATTAAAAAGTTGAAAAACTATTGACGCACATGGAAAACTATGTTATAAGTATACTTGTAATTGTTGATACGATTCAACATACATACTGGACTTGGGGGCAGTACCCAACGCCTCCACCATAAATGCACTATGTCCTGCTGCAACAGGAAGTTTTGCAGAACATAGATGGCCCGAATGGGTGGTCAAAGTTAGTGCATTTATGATGGGGGCGAACTAGGATCGACAGGTGTGTAGAGATGAGAGTAGATTACCGTGTTGGCCTACGTTATTCAGCCACAAACTACAAATGCAAACGATAATTTTGCACCATCTGAGTTTGCTCTAGCAGCATAACCACAGGGGGTTGGTCACTCACCTAGCAACAGAAGTAGTGACATTTTAATTTATAAGAATTTTAACAAAGGAAATACAGAAATGAAAACTCTTATTACGGCAAGTGTTGTTGCACTTGGTTTGGCAAGTTCGGCCGCAGCGATTGAATTAGGAAATGGTCTATCATTAGACAGTGAATTTAAAGCAGAAAGAAACATGGAAACAGAAACAAATGCTTTGACATTTGAAACTGATTTGACATGGGATTTTGGTATTGCTAACGTAGAAGTTGGCCCAAATATTATGGATCTAGAAGATATTGAATTTACAGGTATGGAATATCAAGTAACACTACCAGTAACTTCAGTAACTGGCTTGGAAGTATATACAAAAACCACTACAGACGATGAGTGGGGAATGGGTGATATTAGCATTGGTGCATCATTCAGCTTCTAAATAGTTGTAGGGTTGCTCCTTAATCAGCACGCTTCCCCCCATGGTTAGGGGGAATTTACACAAACACACAGGAGAAAAATATGATCAATGATTGGACAACAAATTACTGGATTGACCATATCCAGACTACAAAGAAAACAATGGTTGACACTTTAGTGAAAGACGAAACTTTGTCTGCGCCACTAAAGGCCTTTATTGAAGCCCAAACAACATTCACAAAAATTGCAGTAAAATCTATGAGTGATTTTGCAAATGCAACTGGTGATGCGTTTGTGAAGGGAATGAAATAATGGCAAACAAAAATCCATTTGAAATTAGAGCAGATATGCTTAAACTTGCTAAAGACTATATGGATAGTCAATATCATATGAATGTTCAGTTGATGAACGATATGTACGAGCAGGGTAATAAAACTTATGAAGAAGTCCAAGATGCATATAAAATGTACTCTATGGAAGAACTTATGGTTAAGGCTAAAGAATTGTATTCTTTTGTTTCTAATAAAGATTAAAACTAGCGTGAAACACGGATGTTAGGTATTAATGTTTCATATATATTAGTATCGTTATGTATTTCTATATTGAGTAATCAAAAACGGAAAAGTATATTTGAATATAAATTTATGCCTAACATCTATAATAGTGAAATGAGGTTATAATGCCACTATACACATTTAGATGTACAAATTGCAATCACGAATATGAACATTCGTGTAAAATTTCTGAAAGAGATGAGGTCCTACAAGGTTCTTGTCCACAATGCTCTCAACCCAAAAAATTAAAACAGATTATCACCAAAGCTCCTATGGTTGCTGATCCTGTCGCCATGGGCGTCACGAAAGTTCCACTAGAGTTTAAGGAAAAGGTTTTGGATAAAGCCTTCGATAAATCTATGGGTAAAACATATAATGAAACTAAGTTTACAAGAGAGGTCGGTTCGTAAATAGGTATAAGTTCACATGTCTTTTCCCCTAACAGAGTAAGGAGTCTGGCGTGAGCAAAAGATCCAAAAAAAGTAAAATTAATAGAAATAAAAGATTCATCGGTTTAGATAACAGGAGTTCAGATTTAAAAAGAATTTATCCGGCAACACCATCTCAACAAGAAGTATTTAACGCTTTTGAAGATGGCCACCACCTATTTCTACATGGAGTAGCAGGAACAGGAAAAACATTCGTTTCGCTGTATCTTGCGCTGAGAGAATTAATGTCTTCCAGATCTATGTACAGAGAAATACAAATTATAAGAAGTGTAGTTCCTACTAGAGATATGGGATTTTTGCCTGGCACCGAAAAACAAAAAATAGAATCATATGAAGCACCATATAAGACAATAGTGAATGAATTATTAGAATGTGGCACTGCATATGAAAGTCTAAGAAAGAATAACTTAATTAACTTTACTTCAACATCTTTTATACGAGGACAAACTTTTTACGATAGTATAATCATAGTAGATGAATGTCAAAATATGAATTTTCATGAATTAGATTCAGTGATAACCAGAATGGGAGAAAACTGTTTAATATTATTCTGTGGAGATTTCAGACAGTCTGATTTCAGATGGAAAGACGAAAAAGACGGCGTTTTAGATTTTATGAAAATTATTAAAAATATGCCGCAATTCGCATTCATTGAATTTGGCCAAGATGATATTGTCAGAAGTGCTTTGGTTAAAGACTATATAATTAACAAGTTGGAATTAGGAATAGCTTAATGGAAACAAATGTCGTAATAGATGCAACAGAATTATTTGGTGCAAAGAAAGAGAGTGGTCATATTGATCTTGATTCTATCAATGATTATTTGGCCAATGGTTCTGAGACTGAACAAATCTGTCATCATGTTATGATTGATGTTATTGATAAACTTACGAATGATTATGAGTTTCCTTTATCTACAGATGAAGGCCTACATGAGGAAATGGCCTTTATGAATATGGTTTTGGAAGCAATTGTGGATAGACAATTAGGAATTGATAATCCATTTTCAGAAGATATGTTTCAATACATAAAACTTCTGAAAATGGGTTTCAAGGAAGAAGAATGATATGAGTTTCTCGGCGCACTTGGAATATATTTTTCATATTACTTGTGTCCAGTGTAAGTGTTACTTTACTTATGCAGTAATGAGAAGTAATTTTAAAATTGATAGGGGTAATTGGTATTGCCCGAAATGTGGACAGAAAGGAAGAGTTGAGCTGGAGGATGAGGTTTAACTTAAAATAGGAATTAAAAAATGTTTAATCATGTAGATGTTGAATTGCCAACCCACACTTTAAAAAGGGTTACAGAAAATGGCAAAAGATTTTATGAAACACCAGATGGAAATAAGTATCCATCTATCACAACTGTTCTCTCACATTTTTCCGCAAAGGGTATTGCAGAGTGGAGAAGAAGAGTTGGTGCGGAAGTTGCAAACAAAATAACAACACAAGCAGCAAGAAGTGGAACTAGTGTCCATCAAATGGCTGAAGACCACCTAAATAATCTAGAATGGAAAACAGAAAAGACTATGCCATTTGACATAGAGACTTTTTTGAAGATAAAACCTGTTCTTGATAATCGTGTTGATAATATCTATGCACAAGAGAAACCTATGTACTCTGACCATCTTGGTTTAGCAGGCACTGTAGACTGTGTAGCAGATTTTGATGGTAAGTTGTCCGTAATCGACTTTAAGACTTCTAGGCAACCTATGGTCGGTGATAAATATGGTAAGTTAGAAAAATATTTCCGTCAAGCTGCAGGATATGCAGTTATGTTTGAAGAGAGATATAAAATGCCTATAAATAGTCTTGTAATTATTGCGGCAATCGCAGATAAGGATGAACCAGAAGTGTTTATTTCAAAGCGTGATGCACACATCGGCGACCTGATAAATATGGTAGAAGAATATAAGAATCAATTTTAGGAAAAGAAATGTCTAGAACTATAAGATTAGTGAGCGATAGAATTCGCTTGGGTATTAAAGACCACTTAGGATTGGAATACATTCCATTTTATGGTACTTCTGAACGAACCTATGGAATTGGACAGTTATATGTATTTGGTGTGCAGAGGAAATCTGCAGAAAAAAGTAATAAGTATTGGATGTCTGAGAGAACTGGCCAAATGAGCACTGGAGATACAATAATCTCAAAAAGGTTTTCTATCGACCCCGGCACAACAATGAAAATAAAAATAGATTGTAACTATACACCAGCAGATTACTTAGACCTTAGAATAGACTTTGACGATGATAGTATAGCAGATATAAATGTCTCTAATCCAAAGGGTATCATAAAGTACACAAATGAAAGCGCGGAGCCACAGACTTTTGTTGCGATCATCTCGGCAACTAGAGCAAACAATATATCTGTAACTGCCTCTGGTTGGATAGATAGAAAAGCTCCATTATGGGGTCATAATGTGGAGTATTCATCTTCGAGTCCGTTTCCAAATTATCCTTCGAATAGAATATTGATTGCAGAATGGGAACTTGCCAAGTTTGAAAATGTTACTTGTAATTTTGTTTTTGGACAACAACGCGGCGAAACGCAAGCAAATTCAAAAATTCATATTCGTTCAAATGATAGTAAATTCATAGTGTTTCCGTATAGATGGAATCGAAATGGATTTAGTAAAGCAGATATGTTAGTACATTTTGATATGTATAGTCCAGACGGAACTGCATCTGGGTTTTTATGTAAAGAAGCAGATTTAAATGAAACATTAAATTCTTAATGTTTTGTACTAGAAACTAACTTAACGAAAGGAGGTAATATGATTACTAAGTTAAAAGATTGGGTTATGGCTCGGAAGAGTGAAAGAACATCTTGGGATGGCGCATTATTAATTGCCATGGGAGTAGTCGTACTGATGGGAAATCCATTTGTCGAACTAGCAGCGTGGGCCGCTATTGCTTGGGGTGCATTGACACTCTGGAAATCCGAATAAACTCTTGACAAAACTTGCGTTATAGCGTATAATCTAATAATATGCGCTATAACGTAAAAGGAGATAGTATGTTAAAGTTAAAAAGTTCAAAAGAGTTTTGTGATGAAATAGAAAAGACTGTAAGCGAAATGAAAATGTCTTACATCGAAACAATCACGCACTATTGCGAGATCAATAAACTAGAAGTAGAAAATGTAACTCCATTGTTGAGTTCGTTTATCAAAGAAAAAATCAAATTTGAAGCAGAGGGATTAAACTTAGTACGCAAGTCTACAGAACGTTTGCCCCTATGAGATACATGTCTAGTAGAAAAATAGATGACTTTGAAGCCTTTAAGATTTACTTGGCAATGAAACACCATTTTGCCGATAAACTTGATTATAAAAAGTATGGAACTACAAACACCAAAAAAGAAACCTATCTTAATAGAAAAGATAAGAAAACTTTTGAAGAATTATCTAGAAGATATGATAAAAAATCTTTAGAAGAGTTTCTTCTTTCTGTCTTTGTAAATGTGACAGATAAAGGAAACTTAGCAATACATCGTAATGAATATATGCATTCTAAGTATCTTTTAGATTCCGAGTCAAGTGAAATCCACAAAGCTTGGAAAAAACGTATACATAGCATAAGGTATACTTTTAAGTCTGACTGTGAGGTTTTGTTTGCCAAGGCTTCATCTGGTGATATAGAATTTCCAAACATTTTTAAATCGGTTGGAAACAATTATCCTTTCATTGTCCAGTTGGAACAGAAAGGTGAGATATGCTTGGAAACCTTAGTAATCTTTGAGAAGATTTTTGGTTTCTTAAAACGAGTTAAAATAAACGATACTACCTATTGGCCTGAGTATCGTAAGAAGGTAGAAAAGTACATGTCCTTTTTGGATGTGGAACTTGATTATTATGTTGGGGTCGTAAAGACTCTTTTGATTGAGGATTATTATGAAAATTATGGTAAATATATTTAATTTACTTATTGACATACAACGCATAAAATGTTATATTAGAAACAATACAAAAACGCATACAACGTATATTAGGAGAAAAAAATATGTCTTTTGCATCGCTTAAAAAGAATCGTAACAATTTCAGTAAACTTGCTGAAGAGTTAGAAAAAACATCACAACCACAATCAAATTCATCATCACAAGATGATCGCTTTTGGAAACCGACTATTGATAAGACTGGTAACAGTTATGCAGTAATCCGTTTTCTTCCACCAACTGATGGTGAGGATTTGCCATGGGTTCGTATCTTTAATCATGGATTTAAAGGCCCTGGCGGATGGTTGATTGATAACTGTCTTACTACTATTGGTAAACCATGTCCTGTCTGTGAAAGCAATACAGAACTATGGGGAACTGGTTCGCAAGAGAATCAAAACCTTGCTCGTGATCGTAAACGTAGATTGAAATATATTTCGAATATCTATGTGGTGAAAGATCCAGCAAATCCAGATAATGATGGAAAAGTATTCCTCTATTCATTTGGTAAAAAAATCTTTGACAAGCTGAACGATATCATGCGTCCACAGTTCGAAGATGAAGATCCAATCAACCCATTTGATTTCTGGGAAGGTGCAAACTTCAAACTGAAGTATCGTACTGTTGATGGATATGGTAACTATGACAAATCAGAGTTCGATAGAACTAGTGCTTTGTCACAAGACGATGCTGAATTGGAAACAATTTATAATCAACAACACTCTCTTGAAGAGTTTGTAAGTCCAAATAACTTTAAATCTTATGAACAGATTAAAGAACGTTTGGATCGTGTTCTTGGAGTAACTGCTCCATCAACAAATGCAGACTATGATATGGATGAGTCAACACCGACTCAAACATTCAGTAAACCTTCTTTTAAAGAGAAGGTGGCACCTAGTTATGCTGAGAGTTCTCCAGAACCACAGAGTTCATCTTCAGATGATGAAGACGATTCAATTGGTTACTTTGAACGTCTTGCTGAAGAGATGTGATAAATAAGAAGGGTATACTAGATAAATATCCCTGATGGCTGAGTTAGACTCGCATTGAAAAGACTAGGTACAATACTAGAGCTGGGGTAGGAATAAATTTCTACCCCTTTAGTTTCTAGAGTTGCACAAAATGCATATCGGGAATACCTATTTTAGATTGCTTAAACCCTTGTTTTTCTGTGATTACACACTATATACTAATGTATAGGATACACACATTTATCACATGAAAGGAAAAAAAATGTTAGGGGTATTAATCAACTTATATGGTTCATGGCAAACTCGCCACGAAGCAAAATCGGCAAGAAAAAGCACCATTAATGAATTATCAAGATTATCAGATTACGATTTAAATGATATTGGAATTAGTCGTGGAGATATTAGACATATTGCACAAAAGCATTATAAAGATATCATGGAAGAAAACAGAGACAAGAAAGAACTTGTCGGATATGCAAATACAAATTTAAAGGGGTGGGTATAATGACAGCATTGGTAAGCAATTATGTCTTCTCGCCATTATCTGGATTGTGGTCGGCACTAGATCGTTATACGCAGACAATTGGATATGCGAGAGCGGCAGCGGAGCTCGCAAGAATGGGTTATTACGAGGAAGCCAAGAAGTGTATGACAGAACTTGGAAAGCTTGATGATAAATAACTTTTTAATATAAGGGAAATGAAGAGAGGGAAAGATGTTAAATAGAATTCCAGAGTTTTGTTTAAGTCATTGGTTATGGCGGATTCCTTTAGCTATTGTTTTTATCCAACAAGGATTGGACAAATGGCCAGTAGATGCTGAAACGGCAGCGGATTGGGGTCTACCACTTGTGGTTTGGACATTTGTGGTGTTTGGAGAACTAGGCGCAGGCATTGGCCTGATTATTGGAGGGTCATTGACCAAGCCGTGGTTGCCTATCTTGAAAAGATGTTATATACCCGATGTAGGAGATGCACTGACTCGTTTTAGTGGTATAACTATGTGTTGTATAATGACAGGTGTTATATGGATTGGCGAACCTGCAAGTTTTATGGATGTATTGTTGTATGACAATCTCCATGTGTTGTTATGGGTAGGTGGTTTATTTTTTGGATTAAGAGGAAATAGGATATGAATAAAGCTTTAATTTGGACATTTATTGTAGGATTTCTAGTGAGTATGTTATATGTTGCAACTGCATCTGCAGAAGGAAATTCTGATAAAGGAGAACGTGGCTTCAAGAAGTGTGCTTCTTGCCACAGTATAGAAGAGGGTGCCAAGAATAAAACTGGGCCTAATCTTTGGAATATTATGCAAAGAGGTACTGCACAGGTAGACTTTAGATATAGTAAAAAGTTTCTTGCATGGGCAGAAGAAAACCCTGAGTGGACACCAGAATTGATGGACGCTTGGTTGACTAATTCTAAAAAATTAGTTAAGGGTACTAAAATGAACTTTAAAGAGAAAAAAGAAGCAAAACGCGCTGACATTATTGCGTATCTACAGACTATGGGCGAACCCACAGAAGAGTAATATTTAGAAAGGTAATATCAATGAGAGAATGGATATATAATTGTTGGAATGTAGTAATGGATCACGAAAGCAATCCATTGAGTAGTATTCCAGACTTCAGCACACGACATATGATTATGCAAGTATTAGCATGGATGTGGTGTATTGTATTTGCTATCATCGTAGGTAGTATGTGGGCAGGAATTTTTAGCATGATACTACATGCATTGTTACTTGCCGCTGTCGCAATCACAGTAGCAACATTTGAAACTGCAAAACGCAATCCAAAAATGTTTGTACGTGATAATGTAATTAACTCTCGCGGTGTTGGTGGCGAACATGAGTGAACAAACAAACTATTG